GCCAGCACGGACAGGCCCGCCGTCTGGATGTCGCCGTCGAGCTTCGCGCCACGTCCTGCGATGCTCTTGATTGCCTTGTCGATTGCTGCCGTGCCTGTAATGATCTTCGTTGCCATGATTTCCTCCGTTGTGCACCAACGCGGTGCGTTACTCGGCAGGGTTGCCGCCGATGCGATCTCCATAAACGTCCTAGGACGCGTTGAAACCGCATCGCCTATACCCTAACCTACCCGGACGCGTTTGCGCCCGTCCTGCATCCAGCGCGACCGCTCGACGGCCCCGCCATAGGTTGTGCGCCGGGTGATAAGCTTCCCGTGCTCGCCCATGGTTTGATAGGTCGTGCGATATGTTACCGGAATGACTTGCGAGTACGCCGCGCTCATAGCTCACCGCCTGCAGTGTATGCGTGCAGAAAGTCATGCGCCTCAATGTCTTCCACAATCAAGGCGCAGCGCTGGAACTCGCCAAGACAGGCGAACAAGTACGACTGATGCAGCGGCATCTCAATACCTCTCGAATAGCGCACGGCGCACCGTGCTGATGTTGATGTTCTTCCGTGCCGCCCATTGTGCGGCCCATGCTACGCCGTGCACTTGCGCATTGCTGCGTATCTTATCAGCTAGACTCATGATGCACCGCCTTTCGTTGTGACAACAACGCTGGCCTTGTTCGCCTTGTGGAAACCTTGCACACTCTTCGGCTTACGCTTCACCCAGACATCGGCCAGCTTACGTATCGCCTTCGCCGTTGCGTGATCCTTGCGCATGCCCGCCACTTTCTCGAAGTGACGCTGCGCCCGTGCTAATGACTTACTAGCCATAGCAATCTCCTAGCGTTGAATTAGGTTAGACGCCAGTCGCCCTAGCATCTAACCTAATTACCGGCCTACCTTGTAAGGGTAGGTTAGACCATAGGCTTGCGCCGTTAGGTCTCGCCCGGTAACTAGGGCTGCAATCTAGGCAAGAGAACGCACTTAGTTCCTCAACGCCATTCCCGATTAACGCTCGGGAGGATTGCTACACGTCGCAACGGCTTTCGCCTACTTTCATGGCGCTGCGACTACACGCGCCAGCCGGTTTTGGGAACCGTTTCATCGTTTGCACGAATGCCATATCCCTACAGTTAATCATCATCGCCGCCCATGTATCCTATTGCTAGGACCAATAACAGGTTAGGCGCTTCAAACATGGTCCGTTTACCATTGACAAGCTAAGACCGTGGTATCTGCTTAGCTGCCACCTAGCCGCTACGCTAGGTTTCCATCTACTATGCTGCACATTCTACAGCAACTACTCTATCTTGTCAAGTGCTTTCTACTTCTTTCGCTAGGCTCCGATCATTCCGAAGATACATCGAAGAGGATTTATGCTGCGAGTGCAAGCACTCTAGCTACCAGTACCCTAACTGTCTGAGCATTCGCTGTGCTATGCACTAGGCTATTGTTCAGCATGGTTAGCACTCTATCAGATTGTTGCTAGGTTGTCAAGCGTTATTCCGTCCGATTCACCTACCTTTTGCGGCTGACACTGTGAAGCATCTTAGCGGCTCAATAGTCTATAGGATTAACAACCAAGACAACCTAGCTTTGAAAGAGCGGGAAGCGATGTATTGCTTCGATGAACTGCATTGTACAGAATCCTAGCTAGTAGTCAAGCATTATTTGCAATTATTTACATGCTCAATTATTAGGCAAGCTAAGTGTATGAGATATAAAGGATAATCTAAGAGCTAGGGGATAATGGAGAGAAGCGAAGCGATCGAGCATGGCGAAGAATGAGACAGCGGAACGAGCGGAGCCAGAACTACTAGAGCTAGCTATACAGATAGATAGATACAGTAGATCAAAGAGGCGACAACAAAAAGATGCAGGCCCAGCAAGAGCGAACGAGCTATCATACCTAGCAAGATAATGCTTGACATCCTTCACAGTATCAGTTACCATGCAGTCACTGAATCAACAAACGAAGAGGAGTGAATCATGCTAACACGCTACACGGTACTACTCGGCCAGTCCTATAGTGTGGAATGGCTGAACGCGATGCAGGTTGAAGCGTACAAGGTATGCGGAGCTAAGGTTACTGAATACTGCTAGAACTAATATCCTGCACGCTGGCGAGGCGAACGCTGCGCAGGGTAGGCAAGGGTATCAGATCGAGTGCACGAACGCTTGCAGCGCTTGGAATCGCATGGGAGTGCAGAGGCATCAGATCGTTGCACTCTGCAACACAATAGCACCCACCCCCAGTGCATGTTTTGAATGCAGCGCTGCTGGGGTGCCACGGGGGAAACTTGGAGCGCGTCGGGTCGGAGAGGGTCTCGCATGAGCGCATCAAATTCAGATGCGTATACACTCCCCACCCCGACCCACCATCTCAACCAACTACGAAGATGACTTGACCACTCTGTAGTACATGCAGTGGTCCTGCGCTTGTTACTACCCGCTCCTGATGTTGCGCAAGCCAGTGCTCCAGTATAGCGTACGGAATAACCAGCCCAGAGGGCATGGCATTCCCTAGCACCATAGGTGCGCCTTGCACACCGAAAAGTTGCGTCGCAATGCTAAGTATGACTGGGGGCGGCACTTCACGAAGTAGCACACTCAAAGGTACAGCTACTACACCACGAGATGCTACCGGGTACGTAAGCTTGTACGTAATACCGGCGCGGGTCATGTTTACTACACGGGTAGCACAACCTAGTCCAAGCTTGAAACTTGGCGGAGGTCGTACTCCTTGCACTGCTGACACCCCTATCGGAGTACGGAGCGCAAAGCGCTGCGCGGGGCGTGCTGCGCTGAATGTAGCTTTACCAACATTGAGGTACGTGGGTCCACCAGTAGCGACTGTGAAATAGTCTGCAGCGAGCACTACACTCGCTTGTGGAGTATCCCACAGGTCACTACCACCCCGAGGCGCTAGACCTCGGGGATCGTCGATTTGTGGTAGTGTTATACCCATATGTCACCCGTGTATGACCTTGCCCTGCCCCTTGATAGTACCACTTGACGTAGCGGTACTCATGAGCATGCCCGCGATACAGGCGTCGTTAGGAATCTCCGGGAGGCCAAGCTGCGCCCAGTCAAACACCTCAATCTTGTTAGCGACGGGGACGCTCATACCGGCAATCTGCCGTGTTGCTGTTACTCCGAATGACCCCGCGGTGCCGGTTGAGGCCGACAGGGTGACGTTGTTCACACCGCGAATGAAGCGTCCGTTCACGGCGGGTACAAGTGGCCTGCACTGGCTAGCTGCGATGGCTGTACCACCAACAGCTATGACTGCGAGGTTCCCTGTACTGCCGTCGTCATATGTAACGTTGACCGTGGCATTGGACGCGGTTGCACCCGTTGATGTGTACCACTCAAGGAACCACGTAATGTCGGAGTAGTTTGCGTCACCTCGGCGGGCAGCAGGTACAGCACCACCAGCGTTGATAGTCAGCAGGTCAATGCCAACAGTCTGGGCTGTCAGCAGAGTGCCGTTCAACCCACCCATATGCGCGATGCGGTCGTGAATCTCAAGGTTTGTGTTAGCCGTACCACACAGCAAGTTGTGATACGCCAGATAGCTAGTAGCAGGGCCGGTCTGGTTATCGAAACCAACAGCACCAGTCAGTGCCTTGGTGCAGTACGCCGCAGCGCCGGGGATAGCACCCTGCGCAGGAACGCCAGTAGCACGCCAGAGTGAGCAATACTGCCCGACTACCTGCGTGCTCAAGGATGCCTTGTCCCATAGGATTCGGTTGTTGTTGTTTGCCAACCCATCTATGATTGCGTCACGTGTGGAGATAGTCATCAGCGTGCGCTCGTGTAAATGCCTGCGGCGTTGAAGGCTACCTGCAAATCAGCAGCGAGGTTGCCAAGGTCAGCACCTGCATCATCTGTGTACCCAACAAGGGTTGATGTGGCGTCCACACCAGTATCGAAGTACAGGATAGCCCGCCGAGCATTGGTGAATCCACCAGCAGTCTGCGTCCACGCAGCGGGATCGTTCGCGTCATACGTGAAGTTGCCTGAACCATCTAATGAGGCGAGTGGCGTAGTGCAGGCATTACCACGCGCCGTATATCCAGTACCAGATACCTCATTCGTCACGGACGATTTGTACTGGTGCGTGTTCTGGTTCGGCGTGTACGCAGCAGTGACCAGCATGATCTTGAGTGTACCGGAGATCGCAGCGCCAGTTGGATTGAGGCGTGCTTCCCGGAACTTGTCGTACAGGTTAAACGCAGCCACGGAGAGCCTCCGAAATACTATCTACGCTGGAAACGTCCACCCCATTCTTCTTGGCGTGGGCTAGGCGGGCTGTAAGCTCTGCGAGGCCGGCGCTGTCGAGGCGCTCACGGGACTCAAGCAGGCGTAGTGCACGCGTAAGGTTGCGCCGGGCATCCCCGGTCACGGTGAACTCAACATCGAGTCCAACAACAGACTGATCCCCAAAGCGGGCGAAGTAGTCCTTAATACTGTCAAGTAAGCTCACGATTGAAGCTCCCATCTGGACACCGAGGTAACTTTACCCGAGGTGTAGATCAACGTTTGTCGGTATGTACGTGAGTTGCACACTACTTCGATGTAGTCAAGCTGGTCGCTCACGTTGTAGTGCAGCGTCTGATCCAAGCTACGTAGTGGCAGATACGTACCATCACTGCCGTATGCGTGCATGTCTGTCCTTTCGTCTACAGCAGCTTCATAAGTCGCCGTATAATTGCATGTTCTTCGGAGTCCACAACTGGGTGGTCTCCACTCTGCATTGTAGCCGCGCCGTACAGGGCAGGGGCTAAGAGGATATGCAGTACCTCATGTTTTGCCAAGTCCTCAACCGATTCGCTGAAGTCCTTGTTGGCTGTGTTAAGCTGAATCTCTGCGATGCGGTTTTGCCAATTCAGATGCACACGCGCCTTCATATCGCGCCATGCCTTCTCGAATCGGACAGCGCTGACGTGCACGTGCCAGTCGTGCAAGCCCAGACGATCCAGCCAGAACTCCACAGCGACTTTGAATCGCGTGAAGTTCTGGTCCAGATCGGCCGTCATTAGGACTCGATGGCGATCAGGGCAGCTTGCAGGGCGTCAATGGCCGCTTGGACTTCGACTTCGGTGAAGCGACCCGGCTTGTCCTTGGTGGCATCACCTTGGGCGTAAGCGGCGAGGCACTTCTCCAGCTTGACGGTGCAGTCGTAGGCGGTGCGGAATTCAGCTTGGGTTGCGGTGGTGGTAAAGGCCATGGTAATCTCCTATAGGTTTATGGCACTACTTTGATCCACGACGGATCAACTCTGCTTTGCAAGAGGCTTGCATAACGGAGCATTCGGTGTAGCTGTCGATGGTGTTCAGCAGGTACTCGCGTTCACGTCCCGTGAACTCCGGCAAAGCTGAACAGTCACTCAGACAGACTGCGGGCGGACTCGACAGCCCGGTTAGAGCCGGTGATGGCAGCGTTGAGCAGGCGGCTGAACTCAGCACGATCCACATCGTCACGGCTATCCAAAACAGGCGCATTCTTATTCTGCGAATCAAGAACAAACTCCCTCACTTTTTGGGTGGTACGCTTTGCAGAATCAATGCGTACGCGGTTTTCGGAGGCCACAGAGGCATCCGCCTTCAGATTGGCCTTGCGCTCCTCCACGGCCTCGGTAACAGCATTCCCGAGGATTTCCCCGCGAACACTGGCTTCCCGAGCCGCACCAAACTGGTGCAGGCCGAACCACGTGAGCAGCACGATCAGGAGGGCGACTCCGCCCCAGAGTTTCCAGTTGAGCATTACGGATTCCTAAATAGGGTACAGTCGGCCCTAAATAGGGTACTCTCCTGTACGCGACGTTTGGTCAGTCCGGGGAGGACGCGTCCACCTGCGCGGTTCCATCGGAGGAACTCATTCGCGGCACTGACGCAATCGTCGGCGTTGATGCGCTTGGCGAGGGTGCTTCGACAGAAGGCACCCCCACCGATGTTGAAGGTGAGGCTCACCAGAGCGTCGTATTGGCCTTGGGTGAGGCGAACGCTCGGGGAGAGGCATCTCTGTATAGCCAGCCCTGCGTAGGTTGTGTCGGCCTTGAGCCGTGCATCACACTCACCGGGCTTGGCGATGTCACCAAGGCGCACGTCTCGCGTGCTCCCGGTGCAGATAGTAGCCACCCCAACAGAGTCGAGATAGGCCACTGGTTCAGTACCCTCGAAGCGTTGGATGAGACCCACCCCGAGAAGACTCAGGGTGAGCAATCCAACTGCGATCTTACTCTTCGCTGGCTGCACGACACTGTGCCTCGGCGCGACGATCAGCCTTCACCTTGAAGTACAGATGCACAATGAAGGTGAGCACTGAAACGGTGGCACCAACAAGGGCAGCGAAGTCAGTAGCTGTAAGACCGAGGATAACTGTAGTTCCAGAGGTCACATATGCAGCAGCCGCTGCGTTCTTTTCAATGAGCATTTTCATTTCCTTGCACGCCTCCCGTGCGCGATAGCCCGCGCTCCGGCGACCCTGCGGTCGTCGCGTTTGGTTCCATAACCCATGGGGTCGTTCACGAACTTCTGAACTTCCGCCATGGCACGAGCGTGAGCAGCTTTAGTTTCGTCATCAGCAAGCACACCCTTCCACAGCCTCACTGCGCCGGCAACAGCCTCAAGGCGGTCGTCATGCACAAGTGAGTTCCTGTCGGTGGTAATGTTTGCCATCTGATACCACAGGCTGTACTGAGTGCGTTGCTCTATACTGACAGCCTTGCCACACTCAACATCCATATCGAACACGTCCTTGTGTACGATGATCCTGTGGCGCTGCATCGGGGAGACAAGGGAGTCAATGATACGACGTTCCTTCTGCCCGGTGCTGTACTCACTGGTGACACCAATGTGACCGAGGCCACGCTTCTCAAGCTCGGCGCGTAACAGTGTCTCGAAGAGGCCGTGGCCCATGTTCGATTCCACCACGCAGTCGTTGACCCCGTTTCGGGCGAGCCATGCGCAGAGCTTCTCCGGGTTGTCACCAGAGAGTCCACCGCGCAGTGCGATCACGCTTTTGACGTGAACGTAAGGCCCAACTGAGAAGCTACATGCTGCAGCGAGTTCATCAGACCCACCGCCTGCTGGGTCAATGTAACATCTCACTAGGAGAGGCCTCACGAACTCACAATCGACTGGGACTGGGTAGTACATCTTGCACAGCGTTATCGGAAATCCCGCAGGTAGTTCCACTGCGTATTTCGGCGCTGCTTGGTAAACAATGATCTCGGGTACTCGATCTGAGTCGAAGTTCGCAACCAGCAAATCCGACAGCTTCAGTTGCTGACGCATTGCGTCGGCTAGTGAGGTGTCAAGCATGTACTGTAGTTGGAAGTCTTCCGGCCCCTTGTCGAGTTCCTTCTCGATCAGTTCTTCTTCGTTGTATCTGTCTGGGTCGGCGGGCTTACCCCGCGTTCCGTCGATACCGCCCCCGCGTTGGAGGGAAGGGTCGGCCTTAATGCGTTCAGCAAGATACGGGGCCAATCTGTCTGCATACTTCTCAGCTTCCTCTGCGGTTGGGTAACGCCCCGGCCAAATGCGAACAGTGAATCCGCGATTCGGGAGCGTGTTGTAAACGCTGTCCTTGGACTGTGGAGTACCGAGGTACAGGATGTCACCGTGCGTACAGATGGAGGAGAACTCCTTCGTCAGTTGCAGTAGCTGCTGACGCTGTGTCACGGTGAGTCCATTCTTGTTTGTCTCGATGTCATCCGGGATGAGCAGGTCTGCTCGCTTGCCCGGAAGGTTCGAGGTGATGCCAACACACGCCACCGAAGGCGACTTATCTAGTCCCTTCAGCGCGTAGTGCACATCGAATGCTTCTGTCGAGGTACGATCCCCGGCCATGCGATCTGGTCGCAGGCATTCGAGGATGTCCCATGTCTGAATGAGGCGGACAACCAGTGTCGCGACTTCAGACGCTTGCATCTCACCAGCAGACACAATGAGCACTCGCGTACTTGGTCTCTGGATAATTCGCCACACAGCGTACAGCGCAGCGAGGGTGGATTTTGCCTCCCCTCGCTGTGCCATAACCTGCCGGAGCCTTGGGCCATGCTGCATGAACGCAGCGATGTCGGCTTGCATCTCCGTAAGATCGAAGCCCAAGAAGGCCATGCCGTCTGCGGCGAAGTCCACGAAGTTCTCGTACTGCTCCGCAAGCATCGCGACATGCGCGAACCTGAGTTTCACATCCATTATGCTTCCTTGTAGTCGAGGTCGGTACTAGCCAACTGAATGACGTTCCCTACCTTCTGTTTACGTGCGGCGGACTGCGCCTTGAGTTTCTCACGGAGACTCGACAGGTCGTCGGCGTCAGCAGGGTCTGCTGTCACTTCGTTGTCCTTCAAGAACTTCGTGATGGCCCCGAGGGTTGCGGCATCCGTTGGGATGCCGTCCTTCAGGTCTTCTTCGAGGCGCTTAATCATGCTGTCCGCCACGAGGCCATGCAGCATCTGCAGTGCCCCGAGGGTGGCAGCAGACTTCTCAGCCATCTACCACCTCCGGGTACTTCGGGTACTTGGCCTTCACAGCCTGCACCGCTGCTACCCACGTACCCGGCTCAACCTCTCCGCGCTGTTCCTTGAAGAACAGGGGATCGGTCTCACCGACGTAGGCTGAAGACCGTGAAGCCTTCGACGCACAGTTAAGCGCGTCTACGATCTGCTTCTGCGACTTCAGCACGCACGATAAGTACGGCGGGTAGTTTTCTTGTTGGATGTAGTGCGTGAAGCTATCCACATCAGCATCCGGGGTGGGGTCAGGAACTTCGATCATACCAACCTCCGCCCGCTCCTCGGCTGTCTCCAGCTTCGAGCGGCCCTTGTAGGGCGCATGGATGTTCACGCGCTGCAGTGTTTCTTTATCAATGAACATGTTTTCTCCTTAGCGCCCAAGGGCGTACTTGCCAGCCACGTCGGCCACGGCGTAGAAAATGTAGGTCACACCGCTGGAGTTCAAATCCACGCTGCTACCTCGAATCTTGAATCCCGTTGCGGTGAAATCAACGTGAATACTTGTTCCTCCAGAAACATTCTCTGCATCAGCAAGATTGAGTCGTAAAAGGTCATCTACTAGATTCGATGGGCTGCGCTCTCCATCAAACGTATTCCAGTTAGACGCATTGCCCGCGCCTTTAAGTGTCAAGTAAGCTGGCTTAAACCCACACTCCACATAAGGCCCATCAGCCGAGCCGTTGCCGATGTAGCTACCTACCTTGGAATAGCCGGGTACGGAGTGGAAGCAGAGGGCGACATATTGCACGCCCAGACTATTGACGTTACTGTTCGTCGCCGCCCCATTTACGGAAAAGGTAGTAGAACTTACTACCCCGACATAACCATTGGCAGGTGCCACTTGTGCTGCGGTTGTATTAAGGAATAGCTGATTACCGAACCCAGCCGAAGCATGATAAACAGGCCAAGGTTCCGTATTCCCCCGCGACTTAATGATTACCAAATTTGGGGAGCTACTTAATCCGTGCCCAACGGTGTGGCCAGACACATTGTTACCTGTGTAAGTAACAACACTCTGCCCCGCCAGCACGTTCGCGCTGACTTGCGAACTGATCGAACCGTTGTTGTTCGTGACGGCAGCGCCGCCCATTTTCCAGAGCCACTCCACAACTTGACTTGTAGTGGCGTAGTCCGAGCTTCCTAGCGTATAGCCATCTGCGTTGAAGCCAGTAATGAAATTAGCTACTGTTGTTTCAGCATTTGTCAAATTACTGAACAGTAATTTATCCCCACCACGCACTTTATCAACTAGATTGTGTGCGCTTACAGCGTTTCGTTCTTTGCCCCACACAAACTCAGGGGATAAAGGCAGTCCAGAAATTGTCCCGCCTGACGCGCCAAACCCCATCCGAGTAACCACATCAAAATGCTTCTCAGGATTCAGAATCGCCGGGTCAGGCAGGTTGCGCTGGCAGAGGGCTTTGAATCCGGTAGGTGGGGTGTAGCGGAAGTAACCACCTGCTGCGCTGTGGTAGGTTGCGGAGGCGTGGAGAGGGGCTTGGCCGAACAGCATCGAATATGTTTTTAGTCCGGCTACGTTATCCGCACCAACAAACGGCCACAGTTGCGTACCCGATGTGAATGTGAATGAAGGTGTCGCACCCTGCGCTACCCCGTTCTTGTAGAACTGAACACTACCTGCGGCCTGATCTACAGCCACCCCGATAACATCCCCTGATGTGTAGGTTGCTCCCGCAGTTTGTGCAACTCCCGCCAAGTTAAGTATAGGGTTCCCGCTGCGATAACTTCCAGTGTTGAAAATATGCCCCGTCCCAGTAACAGACGACTCTGGAGCTACGCCGACTGTATTAGAACCTACACCCGCCCCGTTAGTCGCAACATCTACCATGTGGCATTCGAAATACCACTTGCCACTAGCAGGAATGCTTTGGGTCATAATCGCAGTTACCTGCGAAGATGAGTTTTCAGAAACCTGAAGATTTCCGTTAGACCATGTTGTAAAGTTCGACGGAAACTTTTTAAGCGGATTCAACGTCGCATACGAATTCCCCGGCACATCCAGATGGTGATCGTAGAATGGCCCAGCGGTCAGGCTGAACCCACTCAACGTCCAATCATTGTTGTGCACACTGTAATCGTTGCCAAGCGTTGTCAACGAAGTGGCATCACTGTAGTTGAGCATTGTGCTGTTGGTGCCGCCTGCGTCCACCTTGGCCTTTATCTCGGCTTGTGTTTTTAGCACCCACTCATTGCTCTGTGTATTCTTGTACCCGAAGTCTGTCGGAGGCAGCGACTGCCCACCCACGAAGTACATGCAGCTTTGATACCAGTCGCTGTAGTACCCATACATCTCCCCCATCACGTGATTATTTGCTCCGTTGAACAAACCAACGTCTGCGTTCTGAGCGGGGTACGTCGGCGCAACGTCGAACTCAGTGACGCGCACTCCGTTGATGTACATTACAGCGCGGTCGGCAGCAACGGCTTGCGTAGTGTCAAGAACAACGTGTAGGTGTACGTGGTTGGTGAAATCCCTGAGCCGTGCTTTCGACTGTAGGTTAATCACCGTCCCGTTGCTGATTGTCACCATGAACTTGAAGTTGTCCACAGTGTCTAGGAAGCCTGATGCGCTTGAGCCTATGAAGGCATACGTTGTCGGACTTGAGTAAACACGGAACATCGGAACCATTCTCCCGGCCTTACCCGGCTTGTACACGTTTCCAAATGTCCACTGCTTCTGGTTTCCACCAGCAGAGAAAGTACGCACTGCATAGGAGGAGCGTGCCTCTGTGTAGCGCAGAGAGGCCGGTACGTCACCAGTATCTACGCCGGAGGAACCACCCCCTACATCTGCGCCATGAAGTATCATTCCATTTTCCCCGATACGGTGAGATCGACGTTCGTACCATCAAGGCAGCGAGCGGCGAGAATGTAACGCCCAGTGGCACTGATCGTGCTGAACAGTGTAGCGGGGCACTTGATGTTTGCACCCTTGGTGATGGCGTAGTTA